CCGGATTCACGCCGGAAGTCGACGAAATGAAATTGCTGTTCCCGACGAATGTGAAAACGAGACCGACGCCAGGGACGCTCGACGTGAGGCTATCGCTAAAGCTGCCCGATGATGCGTGAGCGGCACTCGACCATGTATCGAGTGGGAGGTGATTCTCTAAATTGTTGAGTCCCAACAAAACACAGTCGAAAGTGTCGGCGCCGTTTGATGACGTGACCGTGACCGTCGAGACGGCGCCGCCGCCGTCGGAGAACGCTAACCACAATTCGAGCTCCGCTCCGAGCGTGGCCGAGTTTATGCGGATCGGATTTCCACCCGAGTCGGTTAGCGGCGCGTAGGTATTGCCGTAACCGTCTTGAACGTTCGCCACGGTAGACGCCGAGTTGTTTAGGCGAACCGCCGCCACATAGGCGAAGGCTTGAACGGGATTGATCGCCCCAGGTGAGCCCGAGGAGATTCCGCTACACGACCCGGAGCCGTGTACATCGATATCGTTTCCCATGAACGACGGAGTCCCTTTTCTTAGCTACCGCCGGCCGCGATTGTGAGTTTGTACGTAAATTGAATGCTGTCGCCGTTGGAAACGTTGATCGCCGAAAAGATGCGGTGATCCCACATCGTTGCGGAAGTCGACGCGCTGAAAAGGCCCCATTCGGTAATCGCCGCCGTGGCCGTGTATGGAAGCGTCGCCACGGTTTGATAGATATTCGCGCTTGGATTCGACTGTGTGCCGGCGACGCGAGCGTTTCCGGTCGCGGTTTGTAAGGCGGTGTCGCCGATTGCCGCGGCCGTGGTGCCCGTCCCGCTGTCGTGATAGTTGAAGCCGGCGATCCGCGGCGAAGCTCCGCCGGACGCGAAGTCGGTCGCCATGTAGTTAACGCCGACCGTCGTCACTAGACCAAAAACGACCGGCACGTATGGCAAGTGGCCGGCGAGACCGAATGCCAAGAGAAGCGCGATCGCCGCGGTTTCTCCCATGTTTCGCCGGAGTCGTTTGAAGAGCCGTCCGACCTTGCGGACCATGTTGCTAAACGTCCGGCCAGATTTCGAGATAATACCGAGATCGCGCTTCGTCCCGTCCTTGCGAATGAGGACCGCGGAGAGATCGGCTCGGTAGTCGATGTACTGCGTCATTTCCATTTGACGTGCCTCCGAAAAGATTTGCGGAGCAAAAGACTCCGTTCGGTGCGAACGGAGTCTCTCACGACCGGCTTTATCGCGCGAGATTCTGGCGCGATTGGTTTACAACGGAATTACGAGAGAGTCGTCGAGTTGTTTATCGCGTACCACACGCCGCCCTCTGCCACGAGCTCGACATGGTCCGCCACGGCCGCAAACGTGGCCGTTAGCTTGTTGCCGTTGATCTTGTTCGCCGGTGTCGTGACCGTATGAGCCTGAGCGGTCGTCGAAAAGATCGTGAGCTTCTTACCATCGTCGCCGCCGGCATTCCTGGCGCCAGCCGTGGGAGCGGCCAGAGTGAGAAGAGCGGCGCCGGAATCGGTGATTGCTACCATGCCGGACTTGACGCCGATAACGCCGGCGCCGCCGGTACCCGCGTGAACTTCGAGCGTCGCGGTCGCCGCGGCGCCGACATTCGTCGAAGCGTCGGGATTGGTTGCAGCGGTGCTGGTGCCGATCGTGTTGAAAACCGTTGCTGTGTCTGTCATTTGAAAATCCTTCCTTTTTGAAAGAAATTTGTGCTGCTACTGAGCGTGCGTGTTTTTACGATCCCGCGGTAAACGTCGCTTGGCCCGTAACCTTGATCTTCCCCGAGATTTTCATCGCCTTGTCAAATTCGATGTCGTAATCGAAGGCGGTAACGTACGCGGCGAAAGACCAATGGCCGATGCTGTTCGGGAGTGCCAGTTGCCAATTCGACTTGGTGCGACCGTCGAATTTCGTTTGCAATTGCGTTTGCGTGGCATCCGCCGCGATGTAGTTTCCTTCGAAGGCGATCTCGCCGCCATCGAGAAGCGTCGGAAGATACTCGCGATAAGCTCCCGGACTATCGAGGTTGGTGACATCCTCGAGATCCGCTTTCGTCCCGCTGCGGCCGACTTTCTTCAATTCGACGACGGCCGTAAACACTTCTGGAGAGCCGCCATCGCCGTACTTCAGTTTTGCTCCCGCTCCTGCTGCTGCGTTGCTCATGCTTTTATCTCCTCGTTAACTTCGGCCGATGGACGGCCATTTTTGCGGGATGTCTCCCGCAAAAAAATCGTTTAGCTTCCGACGTCCGCATATACAAATTCGAGATCGAGTGGAACGTGATAGGCCAGCGGCCCGGCCTCGAAGCCGTCGGTCTCAAGTACCAGCGTCGCGACCTGTATCTCCGTCCCTTCGTGCCAAGTCCCTCGATATCCGACCAGCGACTTTTTGACCGCGCGCGCCAGGCGTTTTGCGTCCGCGTAATTTTTCCCGTAGCACGAAAACTGGTATCGCGCTGAGACGGTCGACTCGGCGCCGTCGAGCGTGTCGTTATCTCCGGTGCCGGCGATCTGCGTTACTACCACGGCCGGCAAGTCCGCCTCGTCCGTCATCTTTACCGCAAAAATTCCCGACTGTTTGTCCTTGCGAGCGGTTCCGAGAATTGCCGTAACCGCCGCATTGCTTCCCAGAAAAGCGAAAAGGCCTTCGCCGAACACGTTAGCTAATCCCCATGTCTTGCTTGAGCGATTCGCGCGCCGTCGAAATATATTTGTCGAGCGCGTCCTGTTTCCGACTCTCAAACGCCGGCCGAATGAACGGGATAGCGGCCATCTTTCGGGTGCCGAACTCAAGGAAGAGCTCCCAATATCCTTTTTTGACCGGACCGACTTGCGCCGTCCCGCCGAGCTCGTCGCCGCGGACGCGGATCTTTATCCCGATGTGATCGGCCAGGAATCCGAACTCGCGCGACCGGCCCGAGCCCTTCGATTCGAAAACGTGCCACCCGCGGCGCACGCGCTGTCTCATTTCCTGCCAAAACACGCGCGCGCTGGCGCGGAGGCACTTGCGGACGACGGCTTTGGCCGCGGCGAGCGGTTTGCGCTCGAGCGCGTCGGCGAGCTCCTCGAGCCCGGAGATCTTGACCGATACGATCGCGCTCACTGCGCCGCCCCTCCGGTGAAATTCGCCGAGTCGTTCCGTTCAATGCAAAGAAGCTCTAGGTAAACGTGCTGGCCGTCGGGATCGCTGACCGCCTCGATCGAAAAATATCTGCCATCGAACAAGACGAATTGCTTGGCGACGACGCCCTGAGCCCATCGCATAGTGATCTTGTGCGTAACTTGGGACACTTGTTGCTGTGCGGTGAAAAGCTCGCGCCCTTGCGGTGTAACGACCTTGGCCCACGTCGTAGCAAAAAGCGTGCCGGCATCCGGAGCGACGCCTCCAAACGAATCTTGGACGGACGACGGAGAATAGATCTCGATGCGGTGTCGCATCTCTCCGATCGATATTCGTTTGATTGGTGGCATCGCTCCGTTCGCCTGGTCGTCGCCTTTTCTAGTACGGCTTGATGACGAAAAACTTCACGGTAGCGTCATTGGCCTGGTAATAGACTTTTCCGTCCGATTGCTGCCATCCCTTCGCGCCGTTGACCAGGTTGAGGCAACTGATCTTCCCGGCGCCGACCGAATAGGCGGAGATATCTTGCGTTCGGCCGCGCTCATCCGGCGCGCTGGTGATGGTTACGGTGTGCGCGGAAACGTCGGTGTTATGAGCAAACAAAAGCTCATTTCCCGAGATCGGCGTTGCTTCGAAGTTGGTGGTGTCCGCCGCGGTCTCGGTGATATCGAGCGATCCGGCCGCCGGAGCTCCGGTGATATAAGGCCCGGCCGGCGTTTGAACTGCTATTGCGACTCTCGACATGATCTTTTTGCCTCCAAGAGAATTTTGTTACTCGTTCCTATCCGCGCGTCGGTGCAAAGTCGAGGACTCTTTGACTCCAAATGAGATCCTCGAGGTGATGCGGGATCTTGCTCAATGCCGGCGAACTTACCGGCTCGCGAAACTCGTACCAGTTGGAACACAAATGCAGGATCGCGACTTTGGCCGCGGCTGGCACGGCGCCGCCGTCGTCGCCGGATCCGGCTTCGAAATGAATTTGAACCGCGTTCGGAACGTAGGCGGCCGCCGGCCACTGCCGGCCCGCCGGCGGAAACACGCGCGGGACGTCGTTATCGGCGTCGACGACAAAGTCGGCGCCCGAATATGCGCCGCCACATGTCCAAGTGAGATCTCCGTCGGTGGTCGTCGCGTTCACAATCGTTGACCAGGTGGGCGTCGTCGCCCCGGACTGGTTGGTCTCGTCCTCTTCGGCATCCGTGACGGCCGTCACGGTTTGTAGCTTCCCGTTCGAGTCGACGATCTCATCGCCAATCTCGTACTCGGTGCGTTTTTGCCAGGATGGAAGTTGCGGATAGAGATCGTGCGACGCCGAATCGGTCCCGATGTAGGAGATTCGCGAGACCTGGCGAAGCGGCGAGACCAAGAGCTTTATCATTTGCGAGTAATTCCACTGGTTCGACGCATAGCGCGGATTTGCCGTGTAGTTTGCCGGCGGATAGGCGAGCCCGGAGTACATCGAATCGATGTAGTAGGGGAAGATGTCGAGCGATTGCCGATATCCCTTGTTGACGAGACTTCGCCCAGTCGAGACCTCGAAGAGCTCTCGCGCCGCTTGCATATAGATTTCGATGAGCTCGTCGTCGGCCGTCGTCGAAACGCGCAAGTGGCTTTTGACGACCTCGAGCGGTACCGGCTCGGCTTTCGGTGCGACTTCAATCACTAAGGCGGACATGCTCGCTTAATTCCTTTTCCCGCCGCGCTTCGGCGGATTTTGCTCACGCGCGACGGCCTTCTGTTCGCGTGGATCGCTGGTTGCTGTTTCCGGTGTTTCCTCCCGAGCTCCGCCGCCCGGTGCCGGATCTTCGACTCTTTCGGCGATTCTCGATTCGATCATGGCGCGCGCCGGATGCGGCGCCATGTCGACGACTTGTTGCGTTTCACGTATGCGAATCCGTATATAGCCGTTCATTGCCTGCCCTCAGTTGTGCGGAGGTGAGGCGCCGATCGCTCGGCGCCTCCCCGCGCTTTGATTCCGCCCTTCGAGTGGTGGGTGTGGGGTTGTGGGGCTCGAAGGACGGAAACCCGATTACGCCTGGACGAGATATTTCACAGGGTTCGTGCCGGCGTCGACGAGGTTTCCGTCTCCGCGAGCGAACCCGATGAAAGCGATCTGCCCATAGTCGGCGTATCGCTCGACCAGGCGCATGATTGCGAGCTCCTTCACGCGGCGGACCTTGTATTTCGTGAGATCGCCGAAAAGGACGGTCTTGTTGGTGGTCGCGACTTGCGCCATGTCGTTATTCACGAAATAGCGATAGCCGTTGATGGTGTCCGGAGCGTTCGACGACATTCCCGGTACCCACAAAGGACGCCCGTATTTGTCGAGTAGTCGCTTGAGCGTCTTTATGGTGAGATCGTGCATCATGTACGCCGCGTTGCGGCGATAGGCCTTGTCGACCGAATGCTCGAGCTCGACGAGATCCTGAGATCCGATCGAATTCGCGCCCGTTCCGGCGCCGCCGTCGTTGTTCGATGAGCCCGCGGCCGTTGGCCCCGCCGTCGAGGCGGTAATGATGCCGGTCGGCTCGTTTGTGCCGGATCCAAGCGTGAATTTATTGTTTTGGATACGGCCAAGACGCATGGCGAATTTGTCTTTCAGGAAGCCTTCGATATCGAAAGCCGAGTCCTGAATGAGCTCGAGCGAAACCTTGACCATTTTCGTCGAGAATTTGTAGGCGTTGAATGTGACGTGACCGACGGCGACGTCCTGGTCGGCGACCTGACTTGCTTCGCCGACGATCTCGCCCGAATTCGTGGTGTCGTTATCGGTCGGATACGGCAAGGTGTTCCCGGTCGCGGTGTCGAGAAACGAGCACGCGCTCAACATGTCGCCGTAAAACTTCATGGCGGATTCGATGTCCTGCACGAAGCCTTGCGGCACGAAGAAACCGCCCAGAGCTCCGGTGCCGACGCCCATGTCGCGCTGTTCGGCGACGAGCTTCCGATGTTCTTCGCTCATGCCTCGTTCGTGCGCGGACGGCACGAGACCGTTGCGGAGATAGTCGGTGTAGGCGGCGCGATACTTCTCTTGCTTGCGGAGAGTGATCGCCTTGTTTCGCACTTCGAGAGCCGCTTCCTTGGTCGGATCGACTTCGTCCTGTTCGCGCTGCTGGCGCTGGACTGGATCGTTTGAAGCCGTGCGAGTGACCTCTTCGAGCTCGGCGTCGAGTGCCGCTTGCCGCTCGAGACGATCGATGTCGCCCTTGATGGTGTCGCAATCGGCCATGATCGTGTCGAACTTGGCGCGATCTTCCTTCGTTACTTCGTTGGCCGGCTTGTCGATAAACTTCCGTGCTTCTGCTACTTTTTTCGCGCGCTCCTCGCGAAGCTCGCGGGCTCGTCTGATACTCATTTTCCATTTCCTCCGTGTGTTTTTAACTTCTACTGCCTTTGTCGCGAGCCCGAAATGCTCGCGCAAACCTTTTTTATTCGTCGTGCTCGGCCAGCCGGCCGAGCATGCGAAGCCGCTCGAGCTCCGGCGTCTCGATAATCACGACGTCCGGCTTGGCCGCGGCGCGCTCGCCGCCATGAATGCAATTCATTTCCTCGCCGGTACAATCCGGATTTGTGCAAAGCGCGCACGTTCCCGCCTCGCACGGATCGCAATCGCACTCACATTGATCCACGGATCGGCGCCGCGGCCGTTGCCGGCGATCGAGCGCCGGGACGTGTGAGCGCACTTCGCCTGGCACGCCGTCGGGGAACAGCGACTCAAGCGACCGGGACGAAACGTCGGTCGCCGTGTAAGCCGGATACGTAACCGGCGAGACGTCGAACACTTTCGCCGCGTGGACTTCGCGGACGATCATCTTGGCTTTGCCGGTCGCATCGTCCGGATCCGGCTCTTCGGCCCACTTTTGCCGCTTCACGTAAAACCCGAAAGAACATTGCGAGATGTCGCCTCGGTCGATCGATGTCACGACGTCGCGCGCGACTTGCGTATCCGGAGGATCCGCTTCGAAGTACAGCCCTTCGGTGTCCTCGGAGAGACGAAGCGTTTTCGATGTCGTACGGCCGAGAACGATATTCGGATCGTGGTTAAACAGAGCGCGCACGTCCGGCTTGCTGGCGAGATCCTCCGAGAACGCGCCAGGCATAATGCGCTCGCGCCATCCGCCGAGATCTTCCGAGAGAGAATTAAAAACCGCGGCGTGGCCTTCGATCATGGAAGGCCCTTGGTCCTTCTTTTTGGTGCGGAGCTCCGATTTCTGGAAAATCCGAAACTCGCGATGCGCCGTTGTCATTGCTTGCCTCCGTCGTCTTTGCCTTTGTCGGGCTCGCCCTGATCCTGGTTGTCGCCGGCTTGGTTGTCCTGGCCGGCCTGGCCGGCGCCCGGCTTCGGCGGGTTCGCCGTCATAATCTGCATGTTGACCGGCATCCAATACTTATCGGCCGCGGGATCTTCAACCGGGTTGAGATGTTCGCGCTCGAGGATGTCGTTTGTGTTGAGCCATCCCCATTGCTTGCCGGAGTTGTAGAAGTTGCGGCGAGCGTCGGCGTCGGGAAGCGTGAGATCGCTCGTATCGAAGAGCGGGAAAAATTGATTGGCCGAGCGGCCGACGTTCGGAAAGAGCTTGCGCTTGTATTCCTGCTGCTGCGCTTTGAGCCACGGCCGTAAACCGTAGGTTAGGAACTCGAGACCGATTTGCTCGGTATTAGCGCGGTTTTGGTGTTGCGAGTCGCCGATCATGTGCGGCGGCACTCCGAAGTAGCGAGACACTTCTACGATCTGAAATTGCCGCGTCTCGAGAAATTGCGCCTCGTTGGATTTCATCGACATCGTCTCGAACTTCATGCCCTCTTCGAGTACGGCTGTCTTGTTCGCGTTTTCGCCGCCCTGCGCCTCTTGCCAGGAATTTTTAAGCGTTTGTCGCGCGAGACCAGTGAGCTTTCCGGGATGCGTGAGGACGCCGCTCGGCCTGGCTTGATTGCGGAAGAGCGAGCCGCCGAACTTCTCCGCGGCGAGCGTGAGTCCGACGGCCTGGCGCGCTAGGTAAATTGTTTCCTGGCCGATGCGGCCGTCGAGCGATAACCCCGGGACGTGAATCATGTCCTCGGCGAAAATCGTTCGCTCCGGGACATTCGGATCGACGTCGCCGGCGAGGAGGTTTGTTTGCTCTTCCATGCCCTCGCTCGTTTTGAAAACGAGGAGTCCCGCCTTGGTGCGATACGGCCGCGTCTTAACGGGATTGCGCGGCCAAATGGCGATAACTCGGTTTGCTTTGTTGCGCTGTATCTCCGCGTATCCGTTGCCCCACAAAAGCGCGTGAACCATGAACGTTTTGCGGTAGGTGTACGCCGTCATTTCCGGATTGGGCTCGTTGGCTAGGAACTCGAAGAGAGCGTGCTCGTACGCGACCTTTCGGCCGCGGCGGTTGTTTATCTCGACGTGCGACATAACGTTAAAGTCGAGAGCGCCGATCGTCGAGCCGATGAGGTTGACGCATGCAAAAACCGCCGACGCCTGAATCGCTATTACCGGCGAGACGCGGATCCCGGAGTCGGTGCGACCGCCGGTGAGGACGTCAAAAAGCCATTCCGCCGGATAAGAGAGCGGCGTCGCCGGATTCTCGAGTGAACTCCGGCTTTCCTGTACCTCGCGAGACCTGGTCTCGATAATTTCCGCGCGCGACGCGCGGAGCACTTCGCCAAGAGCGGCCGCGGGATTGGCGTAGTCGACGACGATGAGATCGGAGCTCATATGCAGAAAATGCCCTCTTTCTCATAATTCGAAGTGTCGTTAGGGACGAAGCTCGCGCGGCCGAGTGCCATGATGAGCGCGACGATTCCGTCGATCTTTTCCCGGCTTTCTTTCTTGTCCGGCTTGATGTTGCCGGCCTCGTCCTGTTTGGCGGCGACGTTTGAGGACATCCATCGGAGAACGGGATTGCCGAGGTGCTTGAGTTTTTTTGAGAGGACCGCGACCATGAGGTTTTTCATCGGATCCGACATCGAAGCAAATCCCTGGCGAAACTCGCTGACCGTGAAGCCGGCGTCTTTGAGCTTCGTCGCGGTCTCGGTCGCGTTCCACGGATCGAGAGTAATTTCCTTGATCTCGTAAACATCGCGATCGGCCAGGATGACGCGCCGAATCTCTTCGTAGTCGATAACGCTTCCGTCGGTCGTCCGAAGGAATCCTTCGCGGATCCACACGTCGTACGGGACGCGGTCCTCTTTAACGCGCTTGGAAACGTTTTCCTCCGGCATCCAAAACTCCGGGATGGCGATAAAACTCGGATCGTCCTCGGTCGGAAGGAAGAGCCGCATGTACGCGGTTAGATCGATCTTCGAGGAGAGATCGATTGCGCCGATGCACACGCGGCCGCGGAGCTCCTCGAGGAGGCGATCCCGTAGGACTTTGGCGTCGATCCCGGCGAGCGAGTAGCCGACGCATTCATTCCACTTGTCGGCGGGCATCCATCGCGTCGTTTGTGATGTCCATCGGCCTAAGTGAAGCCGGAGATAGGTGTTGAGGTACGTCGGATCTTGCTTGGCCTTGTTTGCTTTGCGGCGGAGATCGTCGAGCTTGCAAGAAACGCCGAGGTTCGGATTCGCCTTCGGCCAAACGCGCTCATCTTCCCAATCGTCGTCTTTATCAATGCCGGCAATGAACGCGAAAACGGTCTCGTCCTCGACGGTGCCCTCGAGAACTTTCTCGCTGTATTCGTGCTCTTTCCAACAAACCGACTGTGTGTCGGATCCGGCCGTCGTGATCTTGAAACTCATCGGTTGCCGGCGTGATCCGGTCGCCGTCTCGAGAACGTCGAGAAGATCGCGCGTTTTGTGCGCGTGGAGCTCGTCGACGACCGAACCGTGGATGTTGAGACCGTCGAGCGTGTCCTCGTCGGATCCCAGAGGCTCGAATTTCGACGCCGTGCCCGGAAGATTCATGTTGTCTTTGAACTTGTCGATACGCTTCCGGAGTGCCGGCGAGGCGGAACGCATGCGCGCCGCTTCCAAGAAAACGATGCGCGCCTGGTCCTTCTTCGTGGCCGCGCAATAGACCTCGGCCCCGGGTTCGCCATCGGCCGCGAAGAGATACAAACCGATGCCGGCGGCCAGCGTCGACTTCCCGTTTTTGCGGCAAAGCTCGACGTATCCGCCACGAAAGCGCCGCAAACCGTCGGCGACCTGGCGCCAGCCGAAAAGCGCCCAAATTATGAATTGCTGAAACGGCTCGAGCGTGAAGGCCTGTCCGGCCCATTCGCCTTTTGAATGTTTCAAGAAAGCAAAGAAGTCGATCGCGTGTTGGCCGGCGCCGGGATTGAAGTAGTACAGCCATCCCGCGGCGGCGCGATCGAGATCGGCCAGGTGTCGCTTGCAAGCCAACACGACCAGGTGCGAGGCGACGACACGGCCGGCGACGACGTCGCGCGCGTATTGCTCGGCCGGATGCAATGCCTTGGCGGCCTTAGTTGACATGCCGGACCCCTGGATGCTGTTTGAGGTACGACTCGAAAGGATCCTCGGTTTGCTCGCCCTGGCCGGCGACCGATCCCGATCGGAGCTTGCTGCGCGATGCCGGCGTGAGACCGAACTCGACCAGGTAGCTCTTCATAATCAGGAGAGCTCGCTCGGAGATGGAGATCGCCGGATTCTTGCGGAATTTGTAGGCGATGATTTCTTGCGCGTCGCCCTCGCCTCCGAATACCGCTTCCTTCATCAAAATGCCGTGCTCGCGGATCGCCTCTTCGGCCTCGACCCATCGCGCGTAGCAATGGCAGTACGCGGCGAGAGCTTTTCCGTCGGTCGCCGCGATTACTTTCATCGTTCGAAGCAAAGGCACGATGTCGCGCCATTCCTGCGCGGCGATCGGATTGTTTTCAAGATCGGCCGGCATGATCGGATCGTCGGTCGGCGGCGTCGGCTCTTGCGCGTTGAGCGGACGTTTCCCGGGATTGCCGCGGATCTTCTTAACGGCGGTCGGAAGCGGTCGGCGGCCCTTAGCCATTGACCGGCCCTCTAGTTTCCTGTTTTGCCCAATACTGCGTAACGAGTCCGGAGAGCGTGGTATCGAGCGAAACCTCTAATTCGCGCGCGATATCGATTCCCCAATCGAGATTCCCGCAATATTTTTTTGCCACTTGCGCGATCGTGAAAGAGAGCGGATAAACCTCGGAGTGTCCCTCGAGCATGCGCCGGACTTTTCGAAACAGAGCATTCCATCCGTCGTCGACGGTCCGGTAAATCGTGATCTTGGCGGCGTACTTTCCGGCCGTTTGGATAGTCCCGAGACCGACATCGCCGTCGTCGGTGAGATCGCCGGGATTGTTGGCACGCGTCGGCACGGCGCCAGGACGGCCGAAGCCTTCGGCGATCGCGATCGCTTGCGCGAATTTAACGACGAGCTCCTCGGTAACGATTTCCACGGCTTAATGACTCCCGATAAAACTTGTTAGCTTTTTCAACCGCCCAAAAACGAAAATCCCAATTTCGCGGGTGTGTGTGTCAAACCGACGCGGCGGTCTGCGGCCGAAACGTTTTTCTAAAAAACAGACCCCTATCCCCTTTTGCTTTTCTTTGGCTTGTGTTCGAGACGATCCGCGAACGATCGACAAAACTTTGCGAGTGATTTCCTCGACGCGCTCGATACTTGCGCGATGCGGCCCTCGCGTTCCGATGGCACGCTAAACTCGCCGTCGGGTGAAAGCGTGATGCGACACACTTCGATGTGATCGAGTGTGTCGACGAATTCGAGAAAGCGTTTGTTGCGCTGCTTTTTCATTGCATGAGACTCGATAGGTATTCGGCCGCTTGCTCGCCGTACGACGGTTCGATTCCTTGCTCGCGTTCTTTCAAGTGTTGCGAGACAATCTGGAACTCACGCGCGAACTGCTCGGGATGGTTTGTGTAGAGATCCATCCATTTGTTGAACGCCGCCGCCATCTTCTCTTTCACTTACTTGCTCCTCACGAAGTTGGAATCTTCCATTGCTGTTTTCCAGTCGTGGCACGCCTTGCACGCGCCTTGTAGGTTTTCCATTGAGTCGTCGCCGCCCGCGCTTTTTGGAAAGATGTGATCGGCGATCGCCGACGGTGCCAGGTGGTTACACTTCTTGCCGATCTGACAAATCGGATCGCGTGCAATGACGAGCTTGCGGAGCTTCGACCATCGCCCACGGCTCGAGTAGCCGCGCGAAAACGCCGAGCCTCGACGTGCGTCGAATTCGCGACGCGCGTTGGCTCGAGGATCGGCGTTGGTGTGATTGCTGCAAAAACGGCCGGCGCACAAAGCGCCACATCCTGGCTTTTGACACACGCGAGCGGCCGCTTGCGGCATTACGTGTGCGCCTCGTCCTGTACCGAGGGACAGGTGTTAGGACAGGGCGTTTTCCCGCCGCAATACTTGTCCTCAGATATCGAGCGCACGATTAAAAAAGCGTGGAGTGCTACAACCAGAGAAACGAATTCGGGATTAAGGCGATTTGTGACCGCGAGGTAAAAGCCGAGCGTGAGGATCATCCAAAAAGCCGTCGTCGACCGGCCGCCAAAGAATGCGTAGACGAATGACACGGCTAGAGTTTTGCTCGCAAATTTTTGATGACGTTCTTGACGTTTGCCTCTGCGGCCTGGCCTTCCTTCTCGAGTGACATCTCGAGCTCGCGCGCATACATCGAGACTTCCGCCTTCGAAGCGACCAGCGTTGTTTCGATCTTCTTGCGGAGGAAATAGCCGGCGGCGAAGACGGCGATGATGACAAACGCGATAACAAGGGGAAACACTAGGATTGACTCCGTTGACTCCAATTGCCCACGGAGAGACCTTACGCGGAAAGTACTAGGACCGTCGAGGAGACGCTATTAGTGGTGTTATGGAAGTAGTACTGCCCAATGGGACAGGTTAGGCAGAATTACTACGGAGATAGGCCCGAAGGATAGGGACTGCTTTGCCTCGATTGATGTCCTCGACGGAGAAACGAAACACCGTCCATCCGAACGCGGCCGCGACGTTGTACTTGTCTAAGTCGCGCTGAAAGCCGGCGCCGCGCGTGTGGCGTCCTTGCTTCCAAATTCCACCCTCGATCTCGATCGCGAGCTTAAGTTTTGGAAACGCGTAATCGAAACGCCAGTCTCGCGGAAAGTAGGGATCGAAGCCGTGGATCGTCGGCGCCGGCGACGGATCCGGCTTCTCGTGGAAATGAAACTCGATGCGGTAATCGTATAAGCCGACCTCGCCGAGATGCTTCTCGAGCAAGATCCCGAGGAGCTCAGCCTTAATTCGATCGGGCTCTACTTCGACTCGACGCGGATGTCCTCGGCCGGGACCGCCGGCATTCGCACGACTAGGTTTTTTCCGTGGTTTCCACATCGTTCCGTCGGGCAGGACAGGCGCACTTCGCCGGTGAATTGACTTTGAGAGTTTTTTAGCCATTCGCGCTTACTTAGCATCGCGCCGCACGTACAAACCCATATCGGTTGCTGAAAGATCGGTAGGATGTCCATTTTTATACTCGCTTCATTTGAAATTCAGGATCGACGACGACGACCTCATCGCCGGTGCGATCGCCCTCGAGGAGTCGGACCCAGGGATAGAGTTTGCCTCCGTTGTAATTAGCGCGATCGTCGATATATTTCGCGCGATATCCTGCAAACCGATGATTGCCGCAAAGTTTGACGACGTCGCCGCGGCGCGGTCGCTCTTCAAGTGCTGTTTCGGTTCCTAGTTGTGACATGTCGATACGATCCATCCTATCGTCGCGACTATGATCGCAATGGCGAAAGCGGTAACGACTCCCGCCTTGTAACCCTCGCGCCATCCGTCGCCGTAGTTTTTTTTGGCAATCGCGTTGACGATTGCTTGCTGATCGATACTGTCTTGCTCGCTCGGACCGAGGTATACGGTCCGCTCGATACATTTGTCGGTGACTGTAACTTTTTCGTCTATTACGGTGAGCATTCGAATTTGCCCTTCAGGAAAAAAGCGTTTCCGACGCTTTCACGCGTCCGCTTGGTTCGTCGATAAGTCGAGCTCGACGAAGGATCGAGAGATAGTCCTTGATCGAACGAGGCGTAACGTTGGCCGGCTCGAGGAGATCGGCTCGAGCGAAGGATTCGTCCGGATTGGCGACGAGAACATCTAAAACACGAGCGGCGCCGGCGCCGATCTTTGGTCGCCAATACTGGACGAGATCCTCAGTTGTTTGCGGACGATCTTCGACATCGCCGGCGGCCTCGATCCCTTCATTGGTGAGACCGACCATTTGTCCCGATTCGGTGATGTAGCCGCGGCGACGGAGAACCGAGAGATAGTCCTTGAGCGATCGAGCGGTTACGCCGGCGAGGACGATAATTTGATCGCGGGACTTTTGCTCCGGATCCCACTGTCGCAAAACGGAAAGAACGCGACGAGCTCCGGCGAGCATTTTATCGCCGTTCGAAGTGGCCGAGAGCGAGGCGATCGGTTGAGGCGGACGATCTGTTTGCGCCAGTCTCGCCCCTCCCCGATTCCCGTTTCCGCTCCCGGCTTCATGCAAAGTAGCACTCGAGCGAGGATGATGTGGCGCATCATTTTGGATTTCCCCGCCCGAATCTTTGTTGATCGATGCTGCGATCGCGGCCAGTTGCCGGCGGCTAATCGAGACCTTTGAAATGCTGGCCGCGGCCATGTGAACGGACGCTCCGACGCCGGCGAGCATGTCCGCAACAATCGGCTTGATGATCTTCTCGACCTGGTCGGCGGTGATCTTGCGGCCGATGACTGCCGGCTTTGCAGTGATCTGCTGCACTTTCGGCGTCGGCTTCGTGCGGACATCGCGCTCGAGCTCGCGGATCCGCTTCCGGAGCTCGGCCTCGGTTTGCGCTTTTTCCGCCGCGAGTTGAGGCAAATCGGCCAGTTGCGGCAAAAGAGCCTTGATCGCTTTCGTCGGCGGCGGCGCCGCGGCGGCCGCGCGCTTGCCGATCTTCGGAGGCGACGTTTCGACGGCGCCCACTGCGACGAGGATCCGCTCTTTCGAGATCGCCGGACCGAGACACCAAAACAATCCGCGGTCGATCGTCTTGATCTCGTCATTGAACGGCCGGAGATCTTTTCCGTAAACGCCGAGCGCATCGGCGGCGCGCTTGCGATCGATATCGAGCGTCGTCCCGCCGATCATTACGTTTAGGAGCTCGGCCGCCGCGTCTTTGTTGAACTTGCCGAGCCGTTGCGTCGCGGCGATCAAACAGAATTGACGTTTGCGGCCGTCGGTTGCGACCGAGATCATCGCTTCCGACGCTGCCGACTCGTCCTTTTCCGGACAATATTTGTGTGCCTCGTCGACCAGGACGACGACCGGATGCCAAAGTCGCTTTGGCGCCTCCATCATTGATCGGAGAAAATTGTTAACCCATACGTGACGATCGCCAGGATGTTTACGAAACGCTTCCGATAGATCGAACACGGTCGAGGCGCCGAGCTCGAGGAGTTTTTGCGCCAGGAGTCCCGCGGATCGAATATCCGCCGGCGCGTCGCCGCCATCGCCGACGACGGCGAAGTCGTACTTCTCGCGAAGTGTGGCGAATTCGCCTTCGTGATCGATTACGAATATTTGAACTTTGCCGAACAGTTGCTCGCAAAGCCGGCGCAAGGTGTGCGACTTGCCTTGTCCGCTGGCCGCCTGGACGAGCATGCGCGTCCGAAGTAGGACGTCGACGTCGAGCTTGATCGCGCGATCGCCGTCGGCGAGGTTCCCTAGAACAATTGAGCTCAATTATTTTCTCCGAAATTCTTTGGCATGCGGGCAGGTTGAAAAGTGAGAGACAAAGCGTCCGTCGCTTTGCTTCTCGAGCGGCGTGTGGTTCCGGCTTGGCGTAATCCAAAACTCAAGATCGCGATGGCAGAGCCGGCACGGTCGCGCGTAACCGAAGCTATATTCGCTGGCGATTAAATCGACCGAACTCGCCGGCCAGGCGATTGGCTTCGGCCGCGGCGGCCGCGAATCTGCCGGCATGGCATGTTCTGGGCAATGATCTTTGTCCGGAGACACTCGCGTCGTGCATTCCTCGCATATTGGCGCGTCGCAAGTGATCGGCTCGCCGAGAAGTGTTTCGCCGGTCTGAAAGTCGCAAAGACGGGACGCCGGCCGCTTGCACGACCTGCAACGTTTCATCCGCGGCCGCGCGCCGCACACGATGGCGACGGTTTCGCCGACGCCCGGAACATTTAACTTGATCCGCGCGCAATGCATCTAGGCCTTCTTTGCTCTTGCTGCGGCCGCCGCCATTTTTTGATTGATCTCGTCCTCGCCGGCGTGTCGGCCGGCAAGGTGATCGAAGTCGCCAGGATCGAGCGACGCGATCGCGACGCGCTTCGCCTCGTTTGGATAGCCGTCGCATGCGAAGAGAATCGGCGCGTCGTTAAAGGCGCACGAATCGCAAAGGACGGCGATCGCGCCATTAAACGGTAAGGCGCAAACGACGCATCCCCATCCGGTGCCGAGGACCGGCGCGCGCTTTTTGAGCATGACCAGATTTTGCGGAAGCGTGTCGGCCCCACACGCACAGCACGGCCCGAAGTTGGTTCGCTCGTGTCGGTTCAAGTAATTATCCTCGCTTCGACGCCTTGTCTTTTGAGATCGGCGACAAATGACTCGATCGTTTTTCGGACGGCGAGGAGTTGATAACATTCGGCGCATCCGCCGCGTATCGTTTCTTCGCCGTGTTTGCTTGGGTTAAACAGACGGTGTTTCGGACACGACTTGCGAATCGTGATCCTGGCCGCGAGCATTGTTCCCCTCCCGTTGTTTGGCTTAGTTGAATCGCTCGAGCGTGCCGTCGTAGGACGAGATCGGTTTCGGCGGACGTTTGGAGTCGGAGACCTCGATTAGATCAAGCTGCCTACGCACGGCGCCGCCGCTCGATGGTGTAGAGCCGGCTCGATTGCTCGAGGCGTTTTTCTGGTGGTTTTTGCGGACGGAGCTCTAGGTTTAGCCTGGTCTCGCATTTTCGGCATAGATGCGACTTCTCGTTATGTCCTGCGGTACATTCCGAGCACATCTTCAAATGAGTTTTCCTCTGTTTCCCACAGGCGTTGTGGATAACTCAGCACTTCCCACCACGTCCCGGTATTTTTTGCCACGACTCGCCACGACTGAGGGGTTTTTGGATTTCCACACGTCGGCATGGTTCCCCATCCCCTTCCCTTCTCTCTTCCCCTCCCCTTATGATCCCCTCCGCTTCTCTCATCTTTTCCCCTGCCCCTCCGAACTTGCCGGCGGCGATCATTCCTCAAAAGCGTTTTTCAAAACGTAGAAACGAAGGCTCTACGTAAATCACTAAGAGGCGGCCAGGACCGACTCGGAGTCGCCCGACGCCTGTATCTGAGCGAAGGATCGGCCGCGGTCAATCGAGCGATGGCCGTCATCCAGTCGACCTGGTCGAGCCGTTTCACGCCGCCGACTCGCTCCGCGGTTGACGCGAGTTGCCGGCCGTTGACAGGAGTTGACGAGGTTTTCCCGTCATTTCCTTGCGCCCTTCCGAGAGCACGCGTTCTAATCCGAATGTGATTAAGAAGCGCAATACGTACGTAATCGGCAGGGCATGCAATTCGACCAGCGCGCGGACCTGGCGATCTTGGTCCTCGGTAAGCCGAAGTAGTATTCGCTTGGTGAGTTTGTCCGACATGTTGGAGAGGCATTCGCTTTCTCCCTCAGATAACGGCGTGTCGTGTGGTTTTTTGGCCGTCTCGCTTCGCCGGCCAAATGTTCGGTACGTCCCGGCGGACGAAGCGGTCGAGCTCCTCGCGCGGGATTAAAACGCGGCTACCCATGCGGCGGACCCGAAGCATGCCGCGCGCGATAGCTACATCGAGCGTCGAGAGTGATAGGGAAACGTATTCGGCCGCTTCTTTGCGGGAGAGAAGAGCCTTTTCGATCATGCCGGCACGGCCTCGATCTGCGGATCCTCGAGGTATTTCTTGACGGCCTCGCGGATGACGTGTGAGCGAGTGACGTCGCGCCGTTCGGCAATTAGATCGAGCCTCTCGCGAATGGAGGTTTCGATCTGAACGGTTACGACGCCTTCTTTGAGCTCTTTGCTCCGGGTGATGGCCTTCTTGGCTTTGTTTTTGGACATACGCTTGTTGCCTCCAATGACTCCGATGTCTCCGTTGGTATCATATGGATTTGTTGTATGTCAATAACTCTTATTGGAAACTATGGACTCAATGGGATCGAGCAAAGAGAAGCAAGTCTCGTTTCGCGTCGAGGACGACCTGTCCGATCGCATCGATCGCGCGGCCGAAGTCGAGGATTTGAAACGCGCGGACTTCGTCCGCAAGATTTTCGTTATGGGATTTGAACGATACGCGCGCGCCCAGTCGCTCCATCAATTCCGCGTCGACATGCAGGTGGAAACGCCTTCGATCGAAAAGCAAGTCGCCGAGGAGCAAGGACTAGTACGTCATGCTCGCAAAGGTAAGCAACGTAAGGCCGGATGAAAACCGCACATCTACGACGGAGTTAGTATCCCTCTCGGTGTTTAGGTTGCGGTTACTTCACTCGGAGACAAAACCGGCCATGAGGCACTCAAAACTCGTTCGCTTCCCGAAACGTTCGGTCGACATAAAGCCGATCAAGCAAATCGATCTCGCCGAAGAGCGGCATCTGGCGCGGCAATTTCGCGAGGTTCGCTCGGAGTGGAGTAAAAAACGGCATGAGATTCGCATCGCTCTTGAGCGCGGATGGCCGATTGAGCCAGGCATCCGGACGGCGAGAATCGTAAAAAGAAGGACGCTCGTCGTTCGATGAGACAACGGACAATGCGGGGCGTTTTCGAACGCCCGCCAGGATCCGGCGAGTGGTGGATTAACTACCACGACGCCGACGGCAAGCGGCATCGCGAGAAGATCGGCCGCTACGACGTCGCCGTGGAGGCGTACCTCCATCGCCGGACCGAAGTCCGTGAGGGAAAATTTCGGCCGCCGCGAAACAACGGACTGACTTTCGGCGAGCTCGCCAAGAGCGCGCTCGCGCACAAGAAAACGCGCCTGGCGCCGGCATCTTACGCAATGGACATGTTTCGCAACAAGCGATTGAAGGAATTTGAAACGATGCCGGCCGCGGCCGTTACGACGAGTCGCATCGATGAAACGCTTCGCGGGTTACGTGAGACGGGAATCTCCGGATCGACGGTCAACCGCTATCGATCGTTTCTCTCGAGCGTGTTTTCCTACGGCATGCGTCACGGCCTGGTGATGACAAACCCAGTCGCGCGCGTTCCCAAATTCAAAGAGAACGAGCCGCGGATCCGCTTCCTCGGCGCCGACGAAGAGAAAACTCTTCGTGCCACGATCCGAACGTTTTGTCCGGAGCGCGAGGCGGAGCTCGATATCGCCCTCCATACCGGACTTCGCCGCGGCGAGCAATTCGCCTTGAAGTGGCAGGACGTCGACCTCGAGCGCGGGATCTTGACCGTTGCCGGCGGAAAGACCGGCCGTCGCTTCGTGCCCATCAATACGGCCGCACGCGCGGCACTAGAAAAGATGGCCATATATGGCCATATACCGTATGTGCACGCCGAGAAGCGAAACGACGGTCAACGAGACTGGCGCCGCTGGTTTGAAGATTGTGTGCGCGAGGCAAAGATCGAGAATTTCACCTGGCACGACATTCGTCATACATTCGCCTCGCGGCTGGTGATGGCCGGCGTCGATCTCCGGACGGTGCAAGAGCTCCTCGGCCACAAGTCCATTTTGATGACGATGCGATACGCGCACCTGTCGCCCAATCACAAGCTCGCGGCCGTCGAGAAGTTGACCGTGGCGCCGCCGGCGCGTATAACGCCCATCCGGAGAAAACGAGCATGAGTTTGGCACTTATCGGGCACCAGGCGAAACCGCCGAATCGCGAAAATGCCGGTAAGTCTAGTTTGTACAACGGTGCGGAAGTGGCGGAATTGGCAGACGCGCAAGACTTAGGAAATTCTTTTTTGAAAATGTGGTGAGTCGTGGCGAGGTGTGGGAAATGAAAACTCAACCAGTTAGCGTTTCCTCGAAGCGTGGCGTGTCGTGGGAAAACGTGCCCGACTGGCACTTATCGGGCACCAAATCACTTGTCATTTTTGCATGCATATTATGCAGCGCGTTTGTACAAACGGCGGTTGCCGACGCCGCGAAGATCTCCGATAGTTTCGGCAAAGCGGCGATCTTCGCGCTCAAATCGATCGAGGCGGATCGATCGCAAGTCGGCGGACGTGACGCGCGAAAAGCGATCGATGCGGCCGACGCCGAGGCGAGCTCCAAGGAAGAGACGGCCATCGTCGACGCATTGAATCACCTGGATACAGAGCACGTCATAAACAACGTCGCTGCGTCGGTCGACGGAAACGTCGACGAGATCCGCGAGCGCGAGAACGCATGCTTTAAGCCGTTTGAAGAAAATCTCCGCGCGCGATCGAGCGAGATCCCGAAAAGTTGCGATCCCGCTTCGAAGATTCGCTCTCCTAAGCACTAACTTAATTCCAACAAGGCTTATTGGAATCCCTTGACTCCTAATAACTCCGTTTGCTATACACGGAGTCATAGGAGTCACGTTGAGCCGCGGATCGCACAAAGGCGTTATCTATTGCATCGGCCACGGAGGCGGATCAAACGGATGGAGCTTCCCCGTCCCGATCGCAAGGAAGCTGCAGCGAGAACTTGAAGGCCTGAGCGTTTTGCATCTGTTCGGTGGGAAGTCGCTCTTTGGCACTCGGATCGACACGGATCCCATAACGAGCCCCGACGTCATTGCGGACGCGTGGCTTCCCCCTTTCGCAAAGGATTCCTTCGATGCGGTCGTTCTGGATCCGCCGTATGTAGCCTTTGGCCGCCACTGCCGCTACAGCCTGGGAATAAACGCAGCATGGATTGCTAAAAAATACGTGATCTGGGTTAGCTCGTTCGCGGCGACATCGATTCCGGGATGTTCGATAGATCGATGGTGGACCGTCATCGTTGGTAACGATTGCGGCATACGGCAGTTGGCTTTTTTTTCGCCGCGCGTGGACAAACGCGAACCGGAGCGCGTATTTACTCGCGGTCCGGCAATGCGTTACAACCGCTGGCTTGCACAACCGAACCCGCTTCCCTTCGAGCAAGTCGTATGACGCGCCGGCAGACGACCCGCGGGATCTTCGAACGACCAAAACGCTCCGGCGTGTGGTGGATCTCCTACATGTTCGGAAAGCAAAGGCATCGCGAGAAAGTCGGCCGTCGCGACGACGCGCTCGAGGCGTACATGCGCCGCCGGCGCGAGATCCGCGAGGGAAAGTTTGTCCCTCGCCAGGCGAGCGCGCTTTCCTTCCGAGACCTGGCCGCCGCCGCGATGGAGCACAAACGGCTTCGCCTGGCGCCGGCGTCCTATGCGACCGATCTCCGACGCCTCGGCCATTTGCTCCCAAAGATCGGCGCGATCGAGGCGGAGCGTTTCATCGTGGATCCGGAGCTCCTCGAGAATACGATCGGCGATCTAAAGCGCGGCGGCCTCTCCGGCTCGACATGCAATCGTTACCGCGCGTTGCTCTCGAGTATTTTCTCTTTCGGCTTTAAGACTTCCCTGCTCCGCTCAAATCCTGTCGGCCGCGTGGCGCGCTTCAAGGAAAACCCGCATCGTGTGCGCTGGCTTCGGCCGCATGAAGAGGCGGAGCTTCGCAAGGTTGTCCGCGCGAAGTATCCGGAGCGCGAGCCGGAGCTCGATCTCGCGCTCTATACCGGCATGCGGCGCGGCGAGCAATTCACTTTGAAGTGGGCAGATGTCGACCTCGAGAACGGGATCCTAACCGTGTACGGAAAAACTGGCCGACGCCATATCGTCGTGAACTCGGCCACACGCGCGGCGATCGAGAAGCTCGGCGCGATCCGCGAGCCTGGCGCCGTGCATGTGCGGCCGGATCGATCGCGATCGGATACGCGCCGCGACTGGCGCCGTTGGTTTGAAGATTCTTGCAAGCTCGCCGGCATTGAAAACTTTCATTGGCACGACTTGCGGCACACGTTCGCGTCGCGCCTGGTGATGGCCGGCGCCGACCTGGTGTCCGTGCAAAAGCTGTTAGGACACGCGTCGTTATCGATGACGCAGAAGTATGCCCATATTTCGCCCGGCCATCTCTCCGCCGCGGCCGAGAAGATTGGCGGTGATTCGTGAAAACGGACTTTCAAACCTACGGAATAAAATTGAGCGAGATCCGTCCTTGTGATAACTGCGGCGGGAAGCTCGTCCCGATCTTCCACGTAATCGAAATTCGGATGGCGGTTTTCAATCCTCAGAACGTCAATGCGGTCCTTGGAACAAATATGATTTTCGGCGGAAGAGCTCTAGGGTTGGCCGAAGTTATGGCGCCCGGCGCCGACAAGGCGATCGAGGTTGTCGACGATCCCGAATGCACCTCTACCGCCTTCGTGTGTAACGACTGTTACGGCATGAAGGATCTTAATTTTGCCATCCTCGCCGAGAAGGCAAATCGCGCGAAGGAAAAGATCGCGTCAAACGGTGGGAATCGATGAGAACCGTCGACGCCGGACACTTCGGAGATCGCGAGCTCGTCGAGCGGCGGAGCGGCGAGGACCGTCGCAAGTTGGCGGGACGTCGACGCCGACATGTGGATCGGCGGATTAGTCCTGGCCGCGGCCGCGCGGCGCGTTCCGCGATGTCAAGAATGCTTGACACGAAACCTACGTTTTCCTCAATCGACGGGTGAACGAGAAATGCTAGAGCGAATGAATTTACTTGATTGGATCGTCGTCATATCGGTCTGGTTACTGCCGGCCGCGTTGTGGCTTTTCAAGGTGTGGATCGATCGAGGACGCGGATGAGTTGGGGTTTCACATCGCACGATCAATTGGTCGCGGCCGGTTACACCTGGCGCGGTTACGGGAATTGCCGGAAGTGTGGCCGCCGGATCCTTTGGTACAAAAACCCCGATAAAATCTTAGTCCCGGTCGACGAGCGGACTTTTATGCTTCACTTCGCGAACTGTCCGGAAAAAACTCCGCAACAAGCTGAACGCGCCGCCGTCGACGCCGGCAAGGTGATCCCCTTCGCGACGCGCCGACAAAGACAAATCAGATTCGACGGAGGAGACGATGTCCGATCGTAACGAGTGGAAAAATTGGATGAGCCCGATCCTCGAGCGTCGAATCGCTAGAGGCGAAACCGAGGAGCAATGCCTCAAGGGAATATTGCCGACCATGCGCGATCAAGTTAGCGAGCTCTATCGCCAGATCAAAGCCGAGCGCGCGAAGGCGGTCGGCGCGTGAACGATCTAACGATCCGCTGCATGTATTCCTGTGTTCTGTGCGGCCTTAAAAAAGTCGCCGTCGAGGTTCCGGTCCGCAAAGATCGCGACTCCGTTCGATATTGGCTCGAGCAAGTCGCCTCGCCGGTGATCTCGGCCGACCATGCGAAGCGAAGTCCTAAGTGTAGTCCGAAGAAACTAAGCGAGGTTTGGATCCCGATGACTGGTCGGCCGAACGTCGGCGGTCCTGTCCAAAACTGAGAGGCTAAATGACACTTTGGAAAGTCGGCGATCGCGTTCGCTTCCGGCACCAGGCGGAGAGCGGCCCGACGTTCGTCGTAACGGCGAGCGGACTCGTTAACGACCTGGTCGAGATTGACGGACTCTCCGGACAATTCGCGCAAGAGCTTTTCGTCGCCGAGGGATATCCCGCCGACTCGGCCGTCCCGCCTCCGCCGCTTCGTGCCTTCGTTCCGAATACCGTTCGCCAGGTGAAAAAATCGTGAAGGAAGGAACATCGCACGTCGTCGTGGAAGGCGGCGGACCGCAAGGCGGCGCGAAATGCCTTAGCTGCGGAGCGACGCTGATCGTGAGTTTGCCGTGCCGTGTAGATGACTGGTGTGATGCGATGCGGACTTTCGAACGCCGGCATCGCGATTGTCCGAAGTCGCGAGAGGTGGCGGAGGGGAAAACAAACCATTGAGATTGTGCGTTATCGTTTTGCTCGCGCTGTGCGGATGCAGCACGAAGCACCTAACCCGCGAGGAGACGGTTAAAGCCGTAAAGACGTGTACCGACGCCGGGATGGAGGCAGAGATCTACTTCGACTCATTCATGGCGGGCGGAGTGCTCGAAGTTGTTTGCAAGGTGCGGAAGTGAAGTCGGGAGAGCCGGCGGAAGGAAACAAACCATGAATGACACACTCGAGGCTTTGGGATATCCGACGCTCGAGGAGCTCGCGCGGATCGGGATTAGCGGCCGAGAATTTTTCTATCGTTACGTCCGCGCGGTTCAGTATCGGTCCGGTCTGACGCCGGCCATCCATGCGAAAGAAGTCCTTCGCGCTTTCGATCGGGACCATCCCGGTTGCCGGCGCGCGACTAGGTCGGGAGAGGCGGCGGAGGGAAACAAACCATGATCGCGATCCGCTTCCGGCGCAAGGGATGGGACTCCGCCTTTGAGTCCTGCGACCTGCATCTCGAGGCTTGCCAGTGTGAGCAACCGCCGGTTGCCACACCCGGTGTGTGCGGCGGTTGCGGAGGAGCGATCCTTACCGAGAAAGAGCTTCGCTATCTCGAGGCGATCGGGATCCCCCGGCCGAGCCGGCGCGTCGCCCGGCAAACGCGGGACGCGTAGTCCCGCGTTTGCTATAACTACCATCCTAAACCCTGCTTTTGTAGTAGTTGGAGAGTGTAAAAATGACCGAAAACGACCGAGTGCCACCTCCGGTGCCACAATCAGACCCAGTACGACGGCGACGTTTTACCCGTCCGGATGAGCCCGGCGGAATGAACGAGGCGGCCGGCTGTGGCTTCCGTGCCCTTCTCCGGCTGATGTTTGGAAAGTCGCTTCGACCGGCATGGAACAAAGAGCAAGACGACGAATCGTTCCGCCGGCTTAGACAGTTGCTTTATGACTTCGAAGGCGACGAGCCGATCGCGGACATCCTCGAATACTTCGCCTACCAAAACGTTGTGCTCGCGGAATGTTCTCGGTCTCCATATGATCAGGGAGCTTTTGAGACCGAGGCGGGAATACTGGCGCGTCATGCTGCGGAGCTTCGTCGAGAGCTTCTACTCGCATGGAAAGACGAGGATCTCCGGTGAGCGAACCGATCCGCCGCGTCGTGCTTTTTTCAAACGGTACGGTGATGGTGTTTGACCGTCTCGGCCGGCAGATGCCGGAACTCCAAGGCGAGGCGCGCGAAGTCCGCGAGCGGATCCTCGAGGCGGCCGACAAAAATACCATTTTCGATTACGCCGTTTGGAAAGCCGGCGCCTCGACCATAACCCGCGAAAAATTCGCTACACTGTCGGCCTTCGCATGAGAGACGGTCCTCCGCGTCCAATCCCCCCGCCGGCGCCGCCGCCGGAAGAGAGGAATCCCGGCCGTGCCGTTCCCGACGCTGGTTTGAAACCAACCGCCGTGCGTTCGCCCGATCCGCTCTCGCTCGATACGGTTCACGACCTGGTGCGCGCCGCGCGCGATATCGTCGAAATGAATCCGAAGATATTCGCGCCGCAAGGATCGCTCGCCGAGGATCTCAAAAAGCGAATCAACGTGCTGGCCATTCGCCTAAAGCCGTACGAATTCCTGCCATGAGAGGCGTAGAGTGATCGACGAACGGACTTGCTGCTGGCATCGCGCCGGACGTTTCTTTTTATCCGATCCGCCGGTTTACAGAGTGGAATGCTGCCGGCACGGCGAACACATTCGCGAGGACCATCTTCCCCCCGGCACGGCCATATTCATGCATCCGCATGAAGTCCTGCATATCCTGCGTGACTTTATCGCCCGGGAAATACCTCGAGAGTCAAAGCCGGTCGAGCCGCTGGCGAAACGATTCACCGACGCCGAGATCCTCGAGCTCGTCCACGCGGCGCGCCTAGTTGCCGATGTGGCTATCGTCCATTCGTTTCTAATCGACGTCCTTCGCGACAAGCTCAAACCTTTCGAGGTACTGGCATGAGCGAAACTCTCATGTCGCGCTTTGTCGTCATCAACGATGACGAAAATAGTATTTATCCCTACCAGGTATTCGATCAAAAAGAGGAGCGGATCATCGGCCGAACTTCAAACGCGGAATCTGCTTATTTGTGGGCAAACCAGTTAAACGCGGAAGGACTTCCCCGAGGAGAGTAATTCAGCGGAGGCGCCTTAGCGTCGCCCGCCGGCGCCCCCTAGCCTGTATCGACGACCGTCATGGCGCGATTCTAGCAAAAATCAGTACTAGAACGATAAGGAAAGCGGCAAGTGCTATTTGCAATGGCCGCTCCCGCATGTGGCCGCGGCGCCGATCGCGGCGCCGACCGCGATGTACTCGGCGGCCTTTTTGGCCCGTCGCCAGAACGTTCCGCCCTTGAGCTCCTCTTTGTAAGCGTCGCGCTCTTTCGCGACCGCGGCGATCTCCTGATCCTTGATTTTAATTTGCGCGCCACATGAGGATAGGTCCGCTTGCGAATTGGAGAGCTCCACAGCGTTTTTCTGGCAGGAGAGAAGGTTGTCCCGCAAAGCTGGAAGATCGGCTTGCGGCACGGTGAATACGGCCGGCGGCGTAGGGTTCTGCGCGGTTGCCGCGGGAATCTCGACCTTGATCGGTACCGGCGTCGGGATCTGAGACGGGATCCATTGCGCGATTTGTTGCGGCGTCTTTTGCGCCGCGGCGGCCCGGGTGAGCTCGGCGATCGTGGCCGCGGCCTGATCATCGCGCGCCCGGTCGGCGTCCTGCATGGCCTTTAACTGCGTCGTCGACGCTTCGAAGGCCTTGGTTTGTTCCGAGACGATGGCCTCGGCTTTTAGCCTGGCGTCGTGCTCCTCGACCCAGTAGCGGCCGAGGACGATGCACGCCAGCAAGCAAAGTACGCCGGCGGCGATATCGATCTTCATTCGTGTCGTCATTTTGTCCGTCCTAGCATGTAGCGCGCGATCTCCGCGCGCGCCTGGTCGTCCCTGGCGTTGAGTAGCAGGACGACGGTGATGCGGAGAAAGTCGCGATCGCTCAAGTCGGCGAGCTCGCGATTTTTGGCGCCGACGCCGTTGATCTGCCGGACCGCTCCGTCGATCGCCTTTTTGTTCGCTTGCAAGAGCGCATAGGCGCCGCCGGCCAGGAAAATCAGGTTCCCGATCGCGAGATAGATTGCCGGTGTCATTTGCAATGATCGAGGAACTTCAATTCCGCGAGCTCGGCCAGGATCTCGCGGACCCGATCGGCGCGGCCGGTGGTCCGCTGCACACCGCGAAGCTCGGCGAAAAGAATCTCGCAAAGGAAATGGCATGCGAGATCGGCGCGAAGATCGGCGGCGTCCGGCGGATGCCCGTAGATGATCCGGAAACGGCGAAAGGTATTTTCGACGACGATCGCGAGACGTGCCTCCGGCGTTAATTCCTGGCCCATGCGTTCCCCCTGCTAAGCGATCGCGTAAAAGTTGTTTCCTCCGTCGCAATAAACCCACTGGACGCCCGCGCCGACCGACACTGTCGCCGAAGCCGAAGCCGTTTTTACGACAACGTTATGTCCGCCCGTCGTGAGGTTGTGAATAACGTACGTTTTTTTCGCGTTGGGCAGGACGAGGTTGCGATCGGCGGTGAGTGCGCCGGTGCACTGGATAACCAGGTTGCCGCGAGCGTTCGCGCTCGACGGCGTCTGATTGGCGTCGGCCATCGCTTGCACGAAAACGCCGGTGAGAGCGCCCTCGAGCGCCGCGACGGCGTTATTGACCGTCACGTGCTTACTGTTTTGGGATTGCTGCAAAAGAGCGATTAGCAAATTCGGAGTCGTGCTCACAAATTCCCCCTATAGGGTTCGTCTGAACCACTGGCAACTTAGAATTGCGCCCCAAGTTGCGTTATTTGAATCGGAAAACAGACCTACGGCGTTAGGTCCGGATGGCAGGAACGCCGTTCTAGACGCTTGGTATTGTTGGACGAAATTCACTCCATCGGTACTGAGCCAAAACGTCAAATGCGTTCCGTCGTCCTCCATTTGCAAGTAACACCACGGACCGGCGCCGACCGGCCAGCTAGTCCCGGAAGGATTCGAATTAAAGGACGTCGTGCTGTTCCATTCCCCGATGATTACCGGACTGGTGGAGAAGTGGATACCTATCAGTTTTCCGGAAACGCTGTCATAAAACACCATGCCAGCGTTCGCGAAGTTGGCCGTCGAGGGAAACGTTAGTGCGACCTTCGCGCGCACTTGATAAGGCGTCGAAGGCGCTGGTTGCGTGATGACTCGCAAGCTATCGCCGCTGTGCGCCGGCGCGATTAGGCTTAACTGACTGTTCGAAACGATTGCCGAAGCCGGTCCTTGGTTTACCCATGTCCACGACCCACTGAGCGACGAGCCGTTAAATTCATCGTCCAAGCTGCCAGCCGTGGCCGGCTGTGCGTCGGGACTTGCGTATACGTCGGGCATCGCAACCGAGTTAGAGAGGTTTGATAAATCCGGAGCTCCGATGATGTATTCATCGTTGGCCGGTGCTCCGGCTCCGCCGCTGCCGATGACTGTGGCCGGCTTCCATAATCCGCTGCTGGAGTCGTATTCCAAGATCTGGCCGTTTGTTGGGCTCGTCGCCGAGAGTCCGACCCCTTGAAGTCCGACGACTTTCGGCGTGGTGCTCGATCCGCCGATGTCGCCCGCGATCGCGATCGCGCCCTCGAGCGCCGCTCCGGCCGAAGGCGGATAGACCGAAATATCGCGCTCCGGTAGCCCAGTGTTGGAATCAGTGAAGGCGGCATCTGCCTGGAAAATGCAATTCTGTTTTCCGGACGGCGCCGCCGGCGTTGTCGAGTTTAGATTTCCCTCAGTTGGTCCGCTCACTCACCTAACTCCCATTTACATAGAACTGCCCGACGCCGCTCGAACTCGCCGGTATCGGAAGCGGCCATCCGCCAGGCGTCGGCGCCGTGCCCGTTCCCTTGGCGCCGCGGCCGACCTGGCCGGATATCTGGTACACGTTCGCGTTGACGCTCGATTGCGTGGATCCGAAATCGGCGGTTTGCTCGGCCGCGGTGTAAATGACGGTCGGCGCCGGCACGTTTGAAAACGTGCGGACGACCGTCGATCCGTTCAATATCTCGACGTCGTAGAGCTCGGCATCCTCGCTGACCGGAACTTGCCCGACTCCATCGGCCCAATCGGCTTCGCCGCCGATACGCGTCCTGCGCGTCCAAGTGATCGTGATATTTCCCGGCCCGTCGGCGGTCCCGCCGATCTGGCACGGCGCGTATGGTTTGAGATCGGCGCCGCTCGGCGTGAGCGATTGCGACGTCGCCGTCGAGACGTCCTGGCCGGTCGTAACGAGCTTGAAGTAAAGCGACTGGCCGACGATCGCGACCGGCTCGTCGACGCGCTCGGCCGTTGTGAGAAGCACGAAGGATTCATTTGCCGCATGCGTTCCGCACGCCGCCTCGGTACCGCGGAGACCGCGAAGCAAATTGGATATCGTCCATGTTCCATCCATGTTTTGCACGGCGGTCTGAAACGCTACGATCTCGCCGCCGATAAGCGCGCGATTGGTGCCGTTGAGAACGTTGAGCGCGGTGTCGCCGGCAAGAGCGCCGCTCGATAGCGCCACGGTCAAAGTGTTGGTGGTGTCCCATTCCCACGGCGTCGCCGGAGCTCCGAGCGTGGTCGTGGCCGTGCCAAACGTTGCCGGCGTCGCCGCGCTTCCGACGCTGTCGGTAAACGTGGAATTGTCGGCCGACTGAAACAGTGTCGCGCCTGTCCAATTCGGCGAGACGTTGCCGGCGCCGAAATAGAATCCGGATCCGGAAGGATTGGCGTCGGTATCGACGACCAAGGGAATATCCATGAGCAAAAGAAGCGTCGGCGAGACGTTCGATGTCGTGGTCGTCTGATAGTTCTGGATGGCGCCGCCTTGCGCCGAGGACAGGTAGTTATCGACGTTGTCGCTCACGCACTCGAGCGCCACGGTGAAACCCTGGCCGAGCGTGTTCGATGTGACTCGCGCTTTGAACGTGAGCCCCTCATAAGTAAACGTGATGACGTCGGACGGATCGAGCATCATGTACAGGGCGCGCCACAAATTTATTTTGTAGCTGCTGCGCTCGAGCCACGCCAGGTACAGAGCTTTCTCGGCGATCTGGCGCGCCTGGTTCGCACTGATGGTCATGGGAATCGAGAGCGTGATGTTTTGTCCGGTCGCCCCGATGACGCGGACATTCCGTATCTTCATTTGCTTGTTCTGCTGGTAGTCGAGGACCGGATCGTTATGCATGACGGTGATCTGCTGCGGTAGATCCTGCGCTTGCGCGAGCGTCTCCTCGATCTTGCCTTCGTCGCTTTTTAACCCGAGATCGGCCTCCGGTATTGAAATCGCGCTCGCCAGCCCGCGCGGGATCCATCGAACTTTTCCTCCCGACTCGCATCCGTCGAAGAAAAACGCTTGCATCAAAACTTTCAGGATCTCGGCCGCCGGCCGCGGCTGTTCGATGAGATAGCCGGCGACTTTGGTATTCGGCTGGATGTTCGCATCGGTGAGAAGCGACACGTCGATCTGCGAGGAGTCGAGTCCGGCGCGCTCGCAAATATCCGTTACCACATCGCTTGAAAACGTGGTGAGCCCGGTAAAGTAATGAATCTGGACTTTGGCGCCGCCGCCGCTCCCGGTGTATAGCGGAGTCCATCCCGGCACGGTGTCGAAGTCGAATCCATTTTGACTTGAAAGAATAGCGATAAGAAGCGGAGCTTCGCCGGGATTGGTCGCGTTGAACTGGTAGAGGATGGCCGTCCAATACGACGGCGCATTACTGGGATCGACGGTTTGTGAGATCGAATACGTGCCGTTTGATACCGTGCATGGTCCCGCCCCGGCATGGTCGCCGCTCGGCCCGCTGCCGTTATTACTGCCATTCGTCGCGACCGTGTAGGAAGGCGGTGTATCTCCCTCGAACGAGATGCCGATCGCGCACATGAACGAATCGAAGTCGAAAAGCTCGGCATTGAAGTGAAGGAGTCCGTCGTTGGACGGGAGATTGAAGCCGGTTCCAGACCAGGCCCACGTATTCTGAAAATCGGTCGTTAAACTGTGATTTCCGCTCGCCGACGTATAACCGTCGCCGTTAGTGGTTGTAGGCGGCCGATCGCGATAGTAACCAAGGACAAATCCTCCCGGATACTGGCAGGACCGCACGCCCGCACTGATTGAGCCGGCGTGATCGAAGAAAGTGATTTGCGGAATCATCTAGAGGACCGGCGCCACTTTCGTAAATGTGACCTCGGCGCGAATGTTCGGGATACGGCCGCCGAAATTCTGCAAAGGCATTGTGTCGAAAACTGTGTAGCAAAGGCCTCGATTGGCCGAGACGTTCGCCGTCCCTTCCGACGCCTGTATCAGCGGATCGGCGGTTTGTGTTTCGTTCCCTGGATAGATCGCCGGCGCCGGATAGTAGCTGCTCATCAACACCCAATCGTTGTTTGGGTTCCCTTGCGACCAAACCGAGTTAGGCGGCTGTACGTTAGTGTTGGAATTCATCGCGACGTAAAGAGCGCCGTTGAACCAGGTAACGACGTCTCCCGGGTTATAAGCCGTATTCATGTTCCAGTACGGCGTCGCGCCGATTTGTAGCCAGTAAATCGAGCCGTTCGCGACGGGAATTTGATTCGTGCTCAATACAATCGCTTCGTACACGACGCCGCCGTATCCGACCGTGGCGCCCGGGTTGTAGGTGACCGCCGGATCCCAGGCGTCGTAATTCGAAGCATCGAGCGTCGAGGACGCTTGCGGATTGGCGTCATAGATCAATTTCGAGTCGCCCCACATCCGCGAAATGGTCGACGGCCCTTCCCCGAAACCGACGGCGAAGTTAGCGAAGTAGGTATAGCTAACGACGCTCGGTCCGCCTTTTTTCGAGCCGTTGACCTTGCGAAACGTGATTCCCGGTGTCCATAAAACCTGGCCGGCAAACCGGCACGTCCCATAGCCGAACGGGATCGGCGCGCCGCTTTGCGCGTTCGATATTTGCAGGTTGACGAGAGACGGCTTCGGCGTCGACGGCCGATCGACCAGGCGATAAATGAGCGACCCGATCTCAATCGCCGCGGTGATCGCGAGCATTGCCATGCGCTACCTACTCCAATCCCGGAACTTCGAAGATCCCACGAATGCGCTTCGTCCATTTCGGATCGAGGCGATGCTCGACGACTCGGCCGAGCGAGGCGAGCGCGTGAATCATCCCGAGCTCGCCTTTGCCTAAGTCGCTGATGACGGCGACATGGCAGGTAACGCCCGGCTCGTTTTCGCGGTAACGCACCAGCAAAGTGACGATGTCGCCCGGCGCCGGCGGCGCGTCTTTAAGGATGAGCCGCGCTCGACATGCTGCGTCGACGTCATCGCGCGTCGGTTGCGGACCATAGTTAAGCTCATCGTGCCGGCGGAACGGTTGACCGTTCACGTCGACGAGCTCGAGATCCTCGGCCACACACACCAGAAGCCCGACACAATCGACGGCCTGGCCGCGGCCGGCAAGGTGCGCGCGTCCCTGGTGCCGATGATCGACGCCGAGATATTTGCGCGCCTGATCGACGAATTGTTGTTTGGTCGTCATGGGTAATTGAGGTAGTTATCCGGCCCGGGTATAAAATCTTCGGCCCTTCGATTGATTACGTTATTAAATTTGTCGCGGCAATCCTTCAAAAGATGGTTGCATCCCGGCTCGATAATGAACGTGTCGGAAGCGGCCGGAGCTTGCGGAAGCGGCAAATAGAGCTTAGCCGTCGTCCCGTCCCACGACTTAATTTCAAAGCTCTGCCCGTTGAGAGCGCCGCTGGTGAACTTGATGTATCCATCGTCAAACCAGCCGGCGCCGGCGGCCGTGGTCGGCGTGGCCGAGCCGACCATCAAGAGCCCGGAGGACGGAACGAGCGCGGTCGGACTCGTTACGCTGGCGACCGAGCCTGTCTGCCGGTACGCCGTGACGTCGACTTTGCATAGCCACTGGCTATTCATATCGATTCCGTTGAGTCCGGATCCAAACGTCGCGCGGCATACCGGCCCGTACGTCGCGCCAAGAATGGTCGTGAGGCGGTACATGAGACCGCGGATCTCCGCGGTGTACTTCCCGTTTTTGATTTTGACCTGGCCGACGGTGCCGGTCCGGACCAGAAGATCGCCCATCGTGAGATCGTTCCAATTGACGACGCGGATGGTGATCGTCGCGCTGTCGTAGAGACCGGCGCGCAAGTCGGCCTCATCGATGGCGGCGGAGTTGATAAAACCCATTGCCTCGGAATTGTCGACCGAGAGATCGCTCTTCGCCGCCGATGCGGAGCTCGTGAATCCCGTTAGAGCTTTGTAAGTAACCGAGCCGTCGCCGTCCGAGGCGTCGTAGGCAATATCGAGATCGTGCGTCGTCGCGCCGAGAATGGTTCCGTCGGCCCGCTTGATCTTCCACAAATAGGCGAGCGTCGTTTGCCCTTGTGCGAGATGCGCTTGGAGTGCGGTCGAGGCGGATTTCATTTAGTAGTTAGGCGGCGGCACTTCGATTAGGTTGACGCCGTCAATGCTTACGATCGGATTTCCGCCGGCGACGTCGGACTCGTGAATCTGTACCGGAAGCTCGTCGGTATCGAATCTGACCGGGAAATGAAATTGAAAGTCGGCGGTGAGGCTGGTCGAGGACGTCGTAACGATGCCGGTCGTCGCGTCGAGCGTCCATCCCGATCCGTAGGTGAGCCGCGATTCGGACGATTTGAGTACAACGGTATTGGCGAGCGCATTGCCCTGCCAGTCGTTCACCGTGCCCCAAATCGGCTTAGTGATGGTGCGTACGTAGTTACGGCCGCCGATGGTGTAGGTCTTTTGCAGTTGGTAGTTATTACCGCTGATATGCGCGAGGGTTTGTCCGGTCGCTTGAAAGTCCTTGTGATCTTTTAGCCGGAAGGCGTCGGCACGGCCGCCGACGTTCAAGAAAAACGCCTCGAGCAAGTCGACGAAGTTTTGCTTCGAACCGCTGAACTGGCCGGCGCCGCTTCCGGCTTGCGGCGTAACCATCGAGATCGTCCACTTCCCGCGGGAGAATGCCCAATTGCGGTTACGTTGCTCGGCGCCGGACTGGCCGTCGTTAACTGTGGTGTTAAAGCCCGGACCGCCGACGGCTCGATACTCGATCGTCGTCGGAAACTGACACTCGAAAAAAGACATCTATCCGCCGTTTCTCGCGAGCGCGGTTGACGCCATACGGTGATACTGCGCGGCGATTTGCGATTGCGATTTCTGAAAACTGTCGGCGTCTTTGGTGTAGATGTGAAAGTGATTTTCGATCCGGGACGATCGCCCTTGAGACATTTGCAGTGTCGGCGCGATGCGTCCGGATTGTCGCGGAATAAAGAACTCCGGATGTTTTTCGCCGACGACGTAGGCCTTGCCTGGCGTCACGTCGCCGCCTCCGGCCAAAAATCCGCCGAAGATCTTCCCGAAGATCGATCCGATCCCTTTGACGGCCGATCCCATAACCGACCCGATCGAGCTAAAAATGGACTTGAACGAGCTCTCGATCTTCGATCCGAATCCCTTGAACGAGTCGACGATCGACTTCCCGCCGCTGCTATCACTCGAGGAGTCCTGGCCCTTTTTGCCGGCACCGAGGATCCCGCCAAGGATCCCGCCGCCGCCGGCTTTGCTGCCGAGCGGATTAAACGAAGAGTCGACCGGAAGGACGTACAACGGATTATTCGCCGAGTCGCCAGGATGGCCGCCCGCCGCCGTGCCGGTTTTGATTCCGAAGATACCGCCGATCGCGCCGGCGGCCTTGCCAAGCGTTTGCTGGAATCCGGCTTTTAGGATCGACTCGCCGAGCGATTTGCCGATGTCGAGAAAACTGCCTTTGCCGGTGATGACGAATTGCGCGAGCTTTCCGGAGAGGCTGTCGAAGGCGGTCGAAAACGCCGCGTATATTTTCTCGCCGGTATTCTCCGCTTGTATGGCGGCCTCGTTGAAAAAGGCCTGGAATTTGTCGTGTACGCTGCCAATCTTGACCGCGGCGGCGTCCCATTGCTTTAGGTAGCGGGTTTGCGCGTCGTCGGCGGCCGCGTCGACCAGAATCGTCGAGCGACCGTTCTCTACCAGGAGCTCGCGGATCTTCCCCAGTCGTTCGATGGTGTCGCTATAAGCGGTGTTGACATCGTATTGCGCCGCCTCTTGCGCGATGGCCGAGTCCTCGGCTTGCTTGGCCTGGTTGCGGTAAAGCTCGGTAACGGCCGCGATCTCGCCGGCCGAGGCGCCCGGATGCGAGTTGGCGAATTCGGCGACTCTGAGCGCGACGCCGGCGGCGCGGATGGCGTCGGCGCCATGCAAATACGCCGCGGCCAGCCCCTCGAGCGCCGGCAATTGTCCGCGGAAAGCGGCCGTCTCGCGCGCGATGTCGACGTCGATCGAGAGAGCTTCTATTTGTTGCAGTTGGTCGCGATGCTCGGCGAGCTTCGCATTTGCGGCGGCTAGCGCCGCCCCGACCTGGCTGAGCGCCTCGGCACTCACGCCTTGCGTGAACGAAAGCCGATCGTACTCCTCGGTTAAAGTCGCGACCGATTCGGTATCCTTCTCGAGCTTTTTGTCGATCTCCGCCGAGGCGATCGCGGCGGATCCGGAGGCGTACGCCGCGGCCATTTTCCCGAGCGCGTCGATCTGGCCGTAAAAGCTGAGAGATTCCTTCTCGAGCTCGGTATTCAGGGAGACGGAGTCTTTGGCGACTTGCTTCTCGGCGGTATAGGCGCGGATGGCCGCCGACTCGCGATTGATGACGGCCAGGAGCTTCTCGCGCTCGGCGCCTTCGGCCTTGTCCGCGTCGCGCTGTAACCGCGAGATCAATTGATCGGCTTCGCCGGCGGCGGCGCGGAGATGTTGCGCGGCGGTCGACTCGCCCGTAACGGCCGCGAGTGCGAGCTCCGCGGCGGTCTGCTGTTTTAGCGCGTCGATCGCGGCGAGGATCGACCGAAGTTTTTCGTCTGGCTTGCTCTTCGCCGACGTGTCGACGTTTGTGCTTTTCGGCCGATTCTCAGGAGCGAGCGTTTCCGGCTTAGCGAAGAGCTTAGTAACGAAGGTTTGATAGTCCTGCCAATTCTGCTTTCCGTGTGCCAGGTACTCGGCCTGGATCGCGTTCAATTGGTCAAACGTGTTGCGCCATGTCGCCGTCGCTCCGGAAAAGTCGCCGGAAAATGCTTGCCTGGCCGCGGCCGCGGCGCCGGCGCCGAACACTTCCCAGGCGACCGTCGTTTTCGCGATCCATGCGCCGATGAGCTCGAGCTCGGTGATGAGGAAGTCGCCGATCTGCAACATGTACTTGAAAACGGCGGTGATCCCGTTTATCGCGCTGGTCGGTTTGCCGGCATCCTCGGCCAGGCGGACGAAAGCGTCGGCCACGGCCTGAATCGCCGGAAGCATGGCTTTGGTGAGCTGCAACGAAGCGCCTTGGACCGCCGCCTCGATCGTGTTGATGCTTTGCTCGAGTTTGTGCGCGGCCTCGGCGGTTTGCGTGTCGAGGACGATCCCGAGCTTTTGCGCCTGGTCGAGGAAGTTTTTAATCCCGCCGGCGCCCTGGTTGAGGACCGGAATGAGCGCGGCGCCGGACTTACCGAATAGCTGGATCGCCAGCGCGGTTTTAACCGGACCGTCGGCCATCCCTTCGAACTTTTGCGCGAGCTCGGTAAAGATCGCTGTCGTGCTCTTGATTTGACCGCCTGCGTCGCGAACCGAGACTCCTAGGCGGGTAAACGCGTTTTTTGTGCCCGTCGGAGCGATGGCCGCGGCGAATACGGCCTTATTCATCTTCTCGAGACCGAGCGTCATGCTTTCGGCCTCGACGCCTGATTGCTTGGCGACAAACGCAAACCCCGAGAGTGCCTCGACCGAAACGCCGCTCGCTTGCGCCAGCGCGAGCATCTTTGCGGCGGACTCGGCGGTATGTATGGCCAGCCCCACAGCCCCGATCTCGATCGCGCCGATGGCCGCGATCGCGCCGGCGCCGGCCGTTTGCATGACGCCGAGACTTCCCGACATCTTGCCGATGTCGCCAGAAACCGCGCTGGCCGTCGAGCCTACCCGAGCAAAGGCGGCGCCGATGGCGGCGCCGAGCTCGCCAAATGGCGAGAGAGCTTTTTCCGCGAGCTCGCCAATCGAACTAAACGACTCGGAGATCTCCCGGCTAGTTTGCTTCGCCGTGTACGAAGCCTTGGTCATCCCGGAGACGAAGGAAGCTGTCTCCGCTTTGAGCTCGACGAGAAGTGATCCGAGAATATTCGCCATCGTTCAGACTTTCTTAATTCGTCGGTCCGCATCCAAAAGCGGCCGAAAAAAAAGCGATTTGCTCATCGATCGTTTGCTCGCCGCGATTGGCCGCGACGCGCTTTTGATACTCCGGCACGAAGTCGATAGATGTAAGCGCCGGCCCATCGCCGCGAAACGGATTGGCGTTGAACACAGCCGCGGCGACGGTGCCCGCGTCGCGCTGTCGCCGAAGATCCGCCTCGATCTGACGGTCGGCCATTGCTTCAAAGAGATCGAGCGTTAACTCTCCGAACTCTTCGAGGGAGATTCCGAGATCAAGTCTCGCGATGGCGTAGAGCTCTCTCCAGCCGAGACTTGCTCCGGTTTGTCCTCGGCCGGCGGCGGAGGGTTTGCCGATTTTTTCCCCGCCTCCGCTTCCTTCCGCAATTGAATCAGGAGCTCGCGCTTATCCTTCGGCACAAAAGACAAATATGCTTGCCAACACGCATCGGCTACTTTGTTCGCGTTTTCCTCGTTCAGATTTTCGCGAAGCGTTTCGAGCCCTTCGTCGGTACGGTTGCCAGCGGCGTCGCGTGTGTCGTACTCCGGATGATTCGGCAGAATGGCCGACCAAAAAAAGATCGAGAGCACGGAAACGTTGAGCTTGTTCCATATCTCGAGACCGAGAAGATTGATCCCGGTGCGCTCCTCGATACGCGCGGCGACGTTCATATCGAAGCTGACTTGAAACGATCGAGAGAACTTCGTCCCGTCGGAGTTTTCCATTTCGAGCCTGACCGAAAATGTTGGAACGATCCGGCGTTTGAGTGCCGCTTCTGCCATGCTTTCTCCCTTATCGCGGACCCTGATCTTCGACCCACGTCTTTACATTCCACGTCTCGCCGGCGCCGTTGAGCGCGGCCGACGACATGGTAATTCTCGTGTTGTAGTAGCGACCCGGCTTCGGGTTGAAAGACTCTTTCGCGATCGCTGCTTTGTAAACTCCCGACGTTCCCGTCGGCGCAAACGAAATGTTTGTGGCGCCGGCGATCGCGCGGCCGTACTTGTCGTATACGGTGAGCGTGCCGGTGGCATCGGTGACCAGCGTCGGACTCGCATCCTCGGCGGTCGCGCCGGTCGCGAGCGGTCCCCAATAAACCGCGTTGTCGCAATTCGGATAGAGGATAAATGGCTCTTGTACGGACATCTTCAGTTGACTCCCGGAGACGTGCTACCACCCAAGCACACAAAAGCGGCTACGTTTGATCCACCCAAAGAAACGATCGTCGCCGCCTCGACTGCCGCGAATCCTCCAAGGGAAAAAATGAAGTCGACGATAGCGGCGCCATTGTCGAGCACGCCTTGCCATAGCTGCATCGCCGCGGCGAGAGTCTTTCTCGTTTGTTTCGAGAGCGACCCGGAAAATGGCGCCATCGCCGCATTGAGCGTTGCCGAGAAGATCTGTCCGCCGGTGGATAGCAATCCCGACCAGGCGGCCATCGCGGCCGTAAGGCGTTTCGCCGTACGCTTCGTACACGCGCCGGCAAACGATGCCATCGCGGCGTTGAGCGCGTGAGCGGTTTGCTTGGCGACGGCGCCGGCGAATGACGCCATCGATGCGGTGATCCCCTTCCCCGTCGTCCTCGAGATCCCGCCGGCAAAAGATGCCATCGAAGCGTTCAACGTGTGGACGTACGTGCGGATCTCGGCGATCGTGGCCGACCAGGCGGCCATCGCGCCGGCGAGAGCTTTATCGGTTTGCTTGGCGACGGCGCCGCCAAATGAGCTCATCGAAGCGGTGAGCCCTTTGCCTGCCTTTCGCGTGATCGCGCCGGCAAACGATGCCATCGTCGCGTTGAGCGCGAGAGCAAACGTGTGTGCGCGGGTGAGCGTCGCCGACCAGGCGGCCATCGCCGCGGCGAGAGCTTTGCCGGTCTGCCGTACGATCGCGCCGGCAAACGACGCCATCGCCGCGTTAATCGCTTTCGCGGTTTGCTTGATAGCGACGGCCGCAAACGACGCCATCGCCGCGGCGAGAGCTTTGCCGGTCTGCCGTGCGATCGCGCCGGCAAACGACGCCATCGCAGCGTTCAAAGTCGCCGTGTACTGGTTACCCGCTGGCTTGAGAACCGGCATAATCCCGGGTTGCGGAGCCCTGGTAAACGGCGGTATGCGATAAACCGGCATTACTTCTCCATGAAAACGACTTCCGCGTCCCAGTTTTGCGAGGCTGGCGCGGTTAGAAACTTGAGCCCGATAATCCCGGCCGGCGGGACATAGATCCGCTCCTCCGGTGTCGGAAGATAGAGCCATCCATTTAGAACGTTGAAGGCTTCACGAAGGACGGTCTCGGTGTCGGTGCCCTCCGCTGACGCCGTAATGCCGGTACCGGAGGTGCTGAGAGTCGCGCTCGGTGCCGATTGGTTCGGATCGCGGCGGACGAGCGTCGACGTGTTCGATCCCGGAGAATCGATCGCGGCCGTAACCGTCGCCGCCGCCGACTTTCGAATCAAGGCTATATCCTCCTGCGCGCTGGTCGTCGAACCGCGTTGCGTGAGCGACGCGCGAATGATTTCGATCGCGTTGTTCGCGCCGGCCTTGAGTTGAATGATGGTGATCGCCGTTGATACCGCAATATTTTTATGTAGAACGGTGTATACGTCTCCAGCTGGCATGGTGCATGCCTCCCTTTCACATTCTCAAAAGTGTGTTGATGTTCGATCGCTCCGGCATGAGTGGCGGAAAAATCAGAGTCTCGGCGCCAGCGGAAAGGAATGTGCTCGACGCTTTTTGATTGTTGTATTCCGCCTTGACCCAGGACGAGCTTCGAACGGTGTTACTTACGCGCACTTCGTCGAGGACGGCCATCGCGCCTTGATAGAACAAAGTTTTCGTCCCGGTGTACAGGTTCGGCGCCGAACTCGACCCGGTCGCGTCCTGGTTGCCGTCGACGTAAAAAACGAGATTCCCGGATCCGTCACAAGTGACCAAAACAAAATGAGTATTGCTGTCGTTTATGGCCGCGCTGCCCCCGACCCATGACCCCAAACCGCCCGACCAATAACGCAACACGCCAGGGTTTGAGCCTGGCTGGCCCCATCCGAAGGCATAGCCTTCAAAAGGCGAGCTCGAATCGTAGAGCTTGAAGATTTGACCGGCGACGCCGCTACACTTGATCCAACATTCCAGAGTGACTGGCGACCCGCTGAGATTCAAAGAGGACGAGCCGGAGACGCTGGCCGTATTCGTCCCGTCGGCAATGTTAAAACCGCCGTCGATTTGCCCTGTCGTGTGGATCGTGCTGGTGTTGACGACGCACGTCGCATTGTTGGCATTCGCGGTTGAGTCGGCGATCGCGGTAGTCCCGGCATTCTCTTTACAGTGATAGACCGCGGCGGAATTGGAATCCCATGCGGCGCCGGCGAGTCCGCCTTGTGACGTCGAGACCGCTCCATTTCCATACGTCATGTAAAAAACGGTATCGACCGAATGCGAGATCGACGGTAGTCGGACCCAAGCGATCAGCGTCCCGGCCGACCCATCGAAGAGCTCGAGCTCCCACGAATAGAGGTTTAGACCGTTCGGATCCGACGAGAAAAATATGTCGAATCCGCTCGATGACTGGATTTTGCCGCCATTCCCGACCGTTTTTAGATAGGTCCCGGAGAGACTGACAAGTACCGGGAAGTTGCTCGAGTCCGCGGTACCACACTGGTTGTGATCGACTGTGAGTTTGCGGACGTAGGTGCAAGGCGGCGGATCGGCTTTCAGTGACACTAAAAGGCTGATCGCCGTTGATGCGCTGTGAAGCGTCCAATTTGCCGTCGTGGTCGCGTTGCTGGCGCTCTGTACCTGGTAGCCGAGTGTGAGCCCGCCGATCGAAACCGGATTCACGCCGGAAGTCGACGAAATGAAATTGCTGTTCCCGACGAATGTGAAAACGAGACCGACGCCAGGGACGCTCGACGTGAGGCTATCGCTAAAGCTGCCCGATGATGCGTGAGCGGCACT